ACTTCAAGATCAAGATTCGCAAGGTCAAGGGCTATATCAACTACGATAAGTCTGAGTTTGCCGCAGCGTCACAATTGCTTGACGGTAACGACGAGGACCTTGAGGCTCTTTACGAGACTCAGTATGCTCTGCAACCGTTTGTTGCGCCTGAGGAATTCAAGAAGTTTGAGGACTTGAAGAAGCGTCTTGATTCGGTTCTCTCGTACACCGCTGGGAAGTCACGTCAGTCTGCCGCTCAACATGCGGAAGAGGACACGGGCGTAGTGGCCGAAGTGACAGAGATCACAACTCCGGTCAGCGAAGAACCTGAAGAAGTCAGCAATGACGATGCCGGGAACGCGGACGATACCAAGGACGCCAAGTCTTACTTCGAAGGCCTTGCCGACGAAGATTAGTCTAGCAACACCTTTCTACGGTTATGCAAAACGCCACTCAAACGAGTGGCGTTTTCTTTTAAGGCATTGATCTAAAATTTCTATCAGCTACACGCTGTAACGTGTTCTCGCTATTTCTCTGCGACAGCGGAGCAATAATGGGAATCGGTCCACCGCCACCTCCCTGTATAATGGTTGGTGCTGCAACGGGTGCAATGACAGTTGGTGTTCCAGCCTTGTCGCGTAGTCTGGCGTTGACTGCCATTTTGTCTGCCATTAGTAGAGCAGATGCGATTGCAGGATTGACCACTAGCTCGTCGAGACGTGATAGAGGAATAACCACTTCGGCTTCGGTTTCTGCGACGCGAGCAAAGGTTTCTCTTGTGACGATACCGCCAGCTTTTATACCTGGAGCAGCCGCTTTCAACGCTCGAATCTGGTTTTGAACCCCTAAGGACTTATCGCTGAGTTTCTGAGCAGCATCGTCGAAGCCGCGTTCCTGGGCTGATTGGAAAGCTAAACCCAATACCTCTTGATCTTTGACTAGTTGAGCCAGCTTTCTGCGTCTTTCTTGTTCAGCTTTCGCTTCTTCGATGGAGGCGCCGCCCATTTCTTCCTGGACCCGTGCAATTTCTTTTGCTGTTTCTCTGGCGACCGCTCTGGTCTGTTTCAAATCTTTCAATTCTTGGGGAAGCAAGGCATCAGGCGCGTTGTCAATAATGAAACCGATCAGACCATCCACGAGGGACGTGAACATATTAATGATAGTCTCCCCGATTTCTTTGACCGTGCCCAGGGGATCGTCCATGAATTTCTTGAATGCGGTTTTGACGGCGTTGATAATGGAGTCCCCAATGCTGCCAAGGATATCAGGTATCGCGGCGATCTTTGCAGGAATCGTCATGAAGAAATCAATCACAGATTGAATAGCTTCATTGATAAATCCGAACAGGTTAAAGTCTTTCAAAAATGCTTGTAACTTGTCAGCGAAGTTTTTGAATCCCAACTTCTCCGCAATGAACGCGGTCAGTTTTCCAACAGCTTGAATGACGATGTCCGGTCCGGCGAGCATCAGCTTGATAAGCGGTTCGAAAATCTTCTTCAATGTTTTGATAGAGAAACCCTCGGTGAACAACTCTTTGATACCACCGATGAATTCACGAATGGGTTCACCAATGAATTTCTTTAGTTGGTCAGTGTTCAACAAACCGAACGAAAGGAAGTCAAGCACGTCTCCAATGGCTCGCAAGCTGGCGTCGAGAATGTCTCCACCCTTCGCCAATTCGTCCATGAAACCAGTGACAGCTTTGAAGATGCTGATAGCGATGGTCAAAGGCAAGAATGCTTTAGAGATAACCCGGCTCAACTTCAACCCGATTTTTATCATGGGTTTGATGAACTTCAGCAAGTCGTCTACGAAGGGTAGCATTCTAGCAACAAAGCCAGCTACTCTAATAAACACCTTGACGAAAGACCCGATACCCTTGGTTATGTTTGTGACAACTTTGAGCAGAGCTTTGCCCATTCCAGCTACTCTACTGAACACCTTGACGAAAGATGGGATACCCTTGGTTATGTTTGTGACAACTTTGAGCAGAGCTTTGCCCATTTTTGATTTTGATGACAGCAAAAACTTGAAAGGTGCGAATAGACCTTTGAGCAGTCCAGGTAGGTTAAGAACCTTACTGATAGTTGTAGCAAGACCTGCGATGGTGCCGATGGCAATACCAACGATTGCACCGATTGCTCCCAAAGGATTGAGTGCCACCTTGAGTACTTTGCCAATACCAGCTTTGAGTCCCTGGAACCCTGCTCCAAGTTCCGTCAATGCTGCGATCACAGCATCACCGGATCGCTTTTCTTCGCGCCTGCGTTCGGTATCAGAAAGTTTGGAACCCTTACCGAGAGTGAGTAGACCACCCAAAGCATTCTTCATATTGGTGAACAGGAAGATATTCTTCTTCCCTCTCTTTTGTTCTTCCTCTGCCTGCTCAACCAGGACTTCTTGGAAGCTCGAAATCTGTTCGACCATAACTTTGGCTTCCGATAAACTAGACATCAAAGCCTTGACGCTTCTACCAATGATGCGTTCTAAGACTTCTAGTCCGCCGTCAATAGTCTCATTGGTTTTATCGCCCGAAGCTGCAATCTCGTCTTTGAGCTTGTCGATGGTATCATCGAAACCAGATTGTGTAAGTTCGTCAGCCATTCTACTTTAAACCTTGTTGTTTGTACCTTTCGTTTTCCTTTTGAATCCAATCAGAGAGCATTTTTATAAACACTTCTCGCTCCCAAGGCATCATGTTTCCCAACTCGGTGAGGCTGTAGTTATGATGCTGCATCAAGTTGAAATCCATTTTGTACATATTTGCTAGGGATTCATGACAAAAACTTATACGAAAAAATCCTGGAGGTTCTCCAGCACCAACTTTCCCTTGAACCCGCACTTCTTACTTGTGATATCTCCCGTGCGTACTTTGTTAGTGCAAGTATATGTTATGGTATGCTCTAAGCGAGGCATGGTGCTGAAGAAATCTTGAATCTTTGCAAAGTGTGCTTGAGTCATTTGCTCAACGAATTCATTGAGTTCTTCGGCGGTTTGTTCTGAAGCCTTGTAGTTCTGATCGCCGTCATAGATGAAGTCAATGCAGGTCAGCATGAGATCCATAGTCTCAGTAGCGGTCAATTTCTCTTTGCCCTTCGTGAGTTGCAGCAACGAATAAGTGGGATACTTCATAATCAAACCTATCGTGTCGGTGATCGGAATTTTGGTGGTGTGATTTTTGTCTTTGACCACACTGACCTTTGAAAGATCAACTTTCAATTTGATGTCACCCTCGCACTCAGGGCATTTGATGACGGGTTCAGCCACTTCACCAACCGACTTCGAACGCAACTGCAAGAGAATGAATTCGATATCGAACATTGGAAGGGTGTCGATGTCACCGAGGCCTTCGCAGCAGTTTGTGATGACTTGCTTCGTTGCTTTGACCGCTTCCATGCTGTCGTCGCTTTCGAGAGCCATCAGGAGAATCTTTTCCTCCTTCACCAGGAATGGTCGAAACTTGATTTGCTTTCCTGTTGAGGGTTGTTCAAGTGTGTATTGGGGTGTAGCGATTATTGGTAAAGCCATAATATTTCATCCTATTAAAGTATACTTCCAAACAAAGTTCCACCAGAACCGGTGATAAGAGGTAGCTGATCGAAGAAGGCAAAGGCCGCCTGTTTCAGCACACCAACAATCTTACCACCCTCGGCTTTCTTCTGAATGGAGGCGCTGCTGGTGAATACCAACGGGCGCGTATCAGTTTCTTCCCACTGTCGGTAGGCAAATGTTATCGTTTGTCTGTTATATGTATTTGTCGCTTCGGAACTGAATTCGATGGCCTGAATTGCTTCGGGCCACACTTGAAAGAGTTTTACCGAATAGAGTCGTTTATCTTCTTGGTCGAATTGGTGAATGACAAAATCAGACACATACTCATTGTAGTAGCCAAACATATTAGTTTGACGATTCATGACAAGATTTTGCCACTCGTCAAAAACCGAACGCTCTCGATAGTCTGTACCAATACGAAACGTAAGGTCGATGGTGCTAGTGAACGTTGCGACGTATGGCATCTTTCGCACGGGACCATAGATTCTGTGCTCCGTCGTCGAGAAAGATTTACCGGGAAGCTGTGCTGTTTCGCACTGAATAGCCATACGTTCTTTGAATAACGGATCGAGGAAAGGCAATAGTCCGTTCGGAGGAGTTAACTCTACCTGAAATCGGTTCGGTCGGGTTACGCCGTGGTCGCTAATTCTAGCTTGTAGTTCGTCAATTCCGGTCATGGTGTTTCTTGCTTCTGGTCTTGCTGCCGTTTCTTGCGTGCTTCGGCTTTCTTTCGGCGTTGCTCACGAATCTCTTTGCGAGTAATACCCCAAATGGTTTGCTTTCCCTTCTTTTTGAATTGCTCAGTGGGTAGGAATAAGGCAATCTCCCAGTCACGGGGATGCACTTCAAGCATTCGGGATCTAATATACTTAGCTTTATATTCCCGAATAAGGGGTAATGCATTGTGAAATTTCGTTGCGTTTTTGATGACTTGGTAGGTAAGACGCAACCGGGTATTCTCGTTCAGGTTCTTTGTATTCAGCAGAACCGTCAATTGATTGAACAGCATAGCTCGCAATTTGATTGGTAGGTAATGCAGATTGAGTCCAAGAAATCCATCGTTACGCAACTCTAAAACAAAGATCATAGGAAAGCGATCATAGAAGGGGAGTTTCTTTTTCAGCTTGGGGTCGTAGACGAACATGAACATTCGACCAGTTCGTTGAATATTTTGCGGTGTTCTGGTAGTGACATCCTCAGCTTGCACAAGTTGTTCTCGTCCACGAATCGGTCGATCACCAAAGAGTCGTCGTACAGTCTGGCGAAACCAGTCCTGCGCCACCCTGCCTCGTTGGGGAATACCCGCATCGCTGCGAAGCTCTTGGATCTTGTTGAAAATATTCTCTGCCATACTGTATCTATGCTCAGGCCTTCAAATGCCCCTCGGTCAAGATCACGAACTCCCAACCTTTTGTTTCGCATAATGCTCTGGCAGCTTTCCATTTAGCTGAGTTGACACCCCAGTTTTTGACATCGTTGATGTAACGCCGAGAAACTCTACCAGTTTTGGTTAGTTTGTTTTTTGGATTCGGGGGCCCGCAGTACTTCTTGGGTTTGACTTCGATGATAGACTCTTTGATCTCCCCGTCCTTCTGACGAAAGAGAATCCAGAAGTCAGGAAAGTAGCGGTGGGTTCTGCCGTCTACCGGTGATGTATAGGGAATGACCAGTTCCTCGCTCGCCCATTCTATGATAGATGGGTTGTTGTCGCAGTACTTCATAAAGCGAAGCTCAAGCGATGAGCGGTAAATGATTCCCGCAGGATCCCCTTGATATTTCTTGGGATTACGGGGTCGGAATTTTCCTCTGTGCGCCATATATACTATGTAGCTGCTACAGGAGAATTGCATGCCATTTCCAATCGGTCGTATCGGGTCTATCGTTAGTCCGCTGATGAATCAAATCAAGGGGGTACGCAATCCTCTTGCGGTGCTTGATATACCAAACGACGGATCTGATTTCGGGGCCCTGACGTATCCCCATAATCTTGAGCAGCAGAGTGGTCATTTCATTATGTTCCATATCGTTGAGACTACGCCTGGTTCAGGACAAATTGAAACAGCGAACGATCAAGCGAGTGAGGCTATTAAGACGATGCCTGTCGTTCCGTTCCGTGGTAGGTTTACTAGTCTGAGTGGAACGGGAGCTAGAGGACGAAGATTCGACAGCACCCCAATCTCGGGATCAGCGATTCATGACATCGCGGGTAGGGGAGCCAAACGTATAGCAGATACTCGATCGACACTTCAATCTGCTGGGGCGTCTGCCTCGGCTTTAACTGACTTGAGCATCCTGCAACAAAAGCCAATTCGCACCGAGACTAAATCAACTGTTGTAATTTACATGCCCGAAAAGATCAGTACCGGCTATTCAATGGAATACCAGGGAGAGTCTTTGCGAATCGCTGCGGCTGGTGCCCAGCTTTTCACCCTCACACAAGATGTGCTGTCGGATGCTACTACACTTACCGAAGCAGCCAAGTCTGATTTGGTCAAGTCTCTTGGTGAAGAATTTGGAACTCGATTCGGCACACAACTCTTAGATCAGTTGGGTTCATTAGTTGGTGCTAATGTAGGATCCCGGGCGTTTCTTGAAAAAAATATTCGAAGGGTAGTTAACCCACATATGCAGTTCCTTTTTCGATCTGTGAACCAGCGACAATTTGAATACACATTCCAGTTTGTGCCGCAGAGTTCAGAAGAATCTGAAATTGTCGATAACATTATTCGCACATTCAAGTATTTTTCTCACCCAACATTAGTTAATACTAGTGGTCGGTTGAATGGATTCCCTGCTGAATTTGATATTCAATATATCTCCCGCGAACTCAAGCCCAGCGGTGAACGAGGTCCTGGTGGTAGTGCATATCACTTCCAAGAAAACGATTGGTTAAATCGTATCGGTCGATGTTACCTATCTGATATGACTGTAGACTATAGTGCTGCGGGTGTCTATGCAACCCATAGACATCACGCATCTTCGGTGCCGAATCTATTCGGCGAAGGAGAAACTTCGGCTACGGCTAATACTCGTTCCGGTAATCCCCCAACACACATCACTATGAACTTGACGTTCAAGGAACTCGAAACCCTGAACCGAGAGCATATCCTCGAAGGGTTCTAAGTATGGCATACTTTGCGAAGTTTCCAGCGTTAGCTTACGATCTAGACTTTCCTTCGGGCAAGAAGTTTGCAAATCCCCGTGTAGTTACGGACATTTTCAAACGTATTGCGATCAAGAAGAATCTGCAAACGGTTGGTACGCTCTTTACAGCCTACACGATCAAGGATGAGGACACAGCCGAAATCATCGCTCATAAGCTATATGGTTCAGCAGGTCTGCATTGGTTAGTATATCTACCCAATGAAATCATCAATCCTTTTTTCGATTGGCCATTGAGCGAAAGAAAGCTGGTTCGTTTTCTAGTTAAGAAATATCCGGGAAGCACTTTCTTTATGGACCCTCTCCAGATTTCAGAAGGTTTTCGTGAAGGTTTGGTAGTTACGAATGCAGGGGGCACGGGTACGGGAACGGTTACTAAAGTAGATGCTACTCTGAGTAGCTTGGTAGTAGAAGATATTTTCGGTGTGTTTGCCGTTGGAGATACTTTGGTTCAGGACGTGGGCGCTCTGACCCCGGTTACGGCTGACCTAACTAGATTGGTGACTCGTACTAAAGATGCCTTGCATCATTTCGAAGATGCCCAGGGCAACCATCTCAACCCAGTCACCTTCCGAGATGGGTATATCCAAGGTGGTTTTGGATTCCCTGGAGTTGTGAACGTCATCACCAACGAAGATAATGAACGAAAACAAAATGAAGATAAACGTCAGATTAGACTGATCTCTCCCGAACACGTTAGCGATCTGCTGCGTGATATCGACATTATCTTCCGAACGAACTTGAATAGACGAACAATATAATGCCCAATCAAACAACAACTGGTTCCAGCCAGAAGCATCGTACAGAAGAAAATTTCTTCCCGAATGATGTTCGCATGTCTAAAATCATTATTAGTAATGGTTTAGTTGAAGTTGATGTGTCAGCGATGCTTGTGCGTATTAATATTTTTGAAGATTTGTATAGTAATACTGTGACGGGTAGCATTACCTTAGTCGATTCGGTAAACTTGATTGGTGCGTTTCCATTTGTTGGACTAGAGCAGATTGAGATTACCTTCAAGACTCCTGGGTTTGGTAGACGAAAAGCATCTGAATTATTCTTTGATGTGTATAAGATTGCAGATCGTAACACGGGAACTGCTGCTGAAGGAACCGATGTAACTCAGGTATACACGATGCATTTTGTTTCGAGAGCTTTTTTGCGTAATCAAAAGAGTCGCGTGCGAAAGGCTTACTTCAACAAACCTATCGACCAGATGATTGAAGAAATCACGTTCGATCTTTTGGGCGAAGAAGTTAGACCGGAGCCAACTGCGGGCGAGCAGTCCTACGTTATTCCAGGCTGGACACCATTCAGAGCAATCAATTGGTTGAGCGTCCGGGCAAGACCTTTCAAGAATCCTCAAGCTGCCAACTTTCTATTCTTTGAAACAATAGGAGATAGTTTTCAATTTCGATCCATAGATTCTATGGTGCAACAAAAACCTATCATTCGTTTTGTCTATGATCCTGCCAATGTTCGTTTTGCGAAAAACTCTGGTCCTCGAACTGGACGTAGACTTTTGTTGCCTGAATTACAATTGATTCGAAGTTATACGATTATACAATCAGGTTCAATGATGGATCGCATCGACCAGGGAATGTATGCCAGTAAGTTAATCACACATGATATCGTAACGAAGCAATTCAAGACTAATACATTCAGTTATATTGATAACTTTGAGCAGCTAAACCATATTGAAGATCAATTAGCAGATGATAAACTCTCTGTAGTTCAACAAGATGCAAGGCCATTTGCAGGCGGAGCCCGTCATGGTAGAGATTCTGATGCAGTTGTGAAGTTTCATCCTAAGCATACTCAACTATATGATGGTGTACAAGACTATGATGAAAGTGAAAAGTGGTTATTGCAACGTACCAGTCAGATGAAACAGATTGAATCGCAACGAATCAAGATTGAAGTACCTGGACTAAATTTCTTGGCTGTAGGTCAAACAGTCGTCTTAGAAGTGCCACGCCCCGAAAATACAGCGGGTCGAGAGCAACCAAGCGACAGAGATCCTGAGATCAGTGGTAACTACCTTATCACCAACATTCACCATATTCTTGGATTCGACGATCATAAGATGGTCATGGAGTTGTCGAAAGAATCAATGCCGGCGTCGAGTCGTCAAGGCAAAGCCGATATCGCAAACCTTCTTGCTGGTCATGCTGGGGAGACTGGCGGTACAGAAATTCTTACTCAGCCTCTACCATTCGAGATACCCCCAACGGCATTCGCATAATGGATACATTTGACGCAGTACAATTTGTTTGGTGGCAAGGAGTTGTTGAGGACCGAAAGGATCCCTTGCAGCTTGGTCGTTGTCGCGTTCGCATTCTTGGGTATCATCCGCAAGATAGAGAAGCAGTAAAGGTTGAGCAACTGCCATGGGCATTTCCATTGCAAGATATTACCTCTGCGGCGATAAGTGGAATTGGGCACGCACCTGTTGGTCCGGTTGAAGGAACTTGGGTGATCGGTTTCTTTAGAGACGGAGAGAACGCACAAGAACCCATTATGATGGGCACTATCGGTGGCATTCCTCAAGAGCTTCCATGTTTGCGGGGTCTTGGTTTCTTCGATCCTAACGGCGTCTACCCATTACCTGGCACTTCGCCCGTTCAAGATGCGATCAAGGCAGCTAGTACGGCTGGAGGACTTGGAATAGCGGACCTGGCTACTGCATTCGGTGTTGATCCTTCGCTTGTATTACAAGCTCAAGATATTGCATCGGGTGTGCAGGGACAAGTAGAAACGGCGCAGAGTATTAGCTCCGGGGTTCAATCCCAGATTGAAACGGCAGTGAGCGATGCTGTCTCGGCGGCCGCTGGAGTTACAGCGACACCAGCTCAGATTGAAGCTGCGGCAAAGAATATTATATCGAATGCTCAAGGGCAGATCGACTCTGCTGCGGCAGGTATTCTCTCAGGAGTCCAAGGTCAGGTTGCAGCGGTCGAAGATATCGTTGCGGGAGCCCAAGCGGATATCGAAGCCGCGGCTCTAGGAGTCATCACCGACGCCGGCGCTCTTTCGTCAGGCATCAAAGATAAGATTAGCGGGGCGGTGTCGGGTGTTCTATCTAAGTTGGCGGTTGTCGGCAAGGGTATTGAACTTGCAGCAGGACCTATAATAGACGCACTCAAATCGGCTCAAGATAAAGCTCTTGATCTTGCTTCGTCAACAGTATCTAGTGTTTTAGACGGTCTACCAGGAGATAATGCAGTAGAGAATTTGAATGCTATTGTTGATGGTACGATTGAGTTTAACGGGTTGTCATTTTCGACACCGGGTATTGGCGAGCCTGATACCTCTCGATTGGCAAGAACCGATGGTCAAGTAATCTTTGGTAGAAGTAGTCAGGAGCACCCGGTTGTTTCTCAGAAAACATCCACCTTGAAGATCCCTGGATTTCGTGGTGTTCCGATCGAGTCAGAAGCGTCTAACCCCAACGCACCGTTGGATAAAGACCTCAGACAAATCACCACAGCCAATTCGTTTGTAAAGTGGTTTGAACCACCGACCGAAGCGGTCTTTACTGAATATCCTTTCAATCATGTTTACGAGAGCGAGTCGGGGCACATCCAAGAGTTTGATGACACCCCAGGGCATGAACGCATTCATACGTTCCATAAATCTGGAACCTTTGAGGAAATTCATCCTGATGGTAGTAAGATGACGAAGGTAGTTGGCAAGAACTATGAGATTGTTCTACAAGATAACAACCTACTCGTAAAGGGCGACCTGAACATTACAGTTGACGATCAAGCTCGCATCAAAGTCCAGAATACTTTTGATATTGAAGTTGCTGATGGTACTATGCAAGTAGTAGTACGAAAAGGCAATCTAAATATACAGGTTGAAAAGGGCGATGCGAACGTATTCGTGGCGGGCAATCTGACCACAACGGTTACGGGAGACAAACGAGATGTTGTGGGCGGCCTTTATGTTCTTGATGTAAAGGGTGCAATCATAATAAACGCCGGTAGTCAAATTACTATTAGAGGCGCCACGATCTTTTTGAATTGAGGTAACAATGCCAGGTATTGCAAGAATAGGACAAGATGTCGCTGGTGGGACAATTCTCAGCGGTGGTAATGGAACAGTGTTTGCGAATGGCACACTGGTTGCTGTTCGTGGATCAGCAGTTGCGGGTCACGGTTCGCCACCACACTCAGGTCCAATTATGGTTGGTGCGTCGGGCACAGTGTATGCTTCGAGCATTGCTGTTTGCCGGCAAGGCGATTCAGCATCGTGTGGTCATGTGGCAACTGGTTCGGGTACTGTCTTTGCGGGGTAATTATGGCTATATTGAAATTTCCAATTGATGAGTTCGCGGAAGAGAAACCACTACAGAAGATTGAATTGACCGATGGCGAGCGTGGCGTTGTTGATTTAGTATTCGGTGACGATGCACTTCTTAACCCGGTACGACCAGCGATTGACCAAGCACTTGCCAGCATCGACAGAGAAGTAGCTTTGCTGGGCCCTCTCTCTGGAGGCACGGGCAATCAAGTCATCCCAACGCAATTTGGTATACCTGCACCGCCTAGTAGCGGGGGTATTTCCGATACCCAAATTTCGGCGCTCATCTCATCGTTGAACAGTTTGCGTACCGAGATTACGCAATACCGAACACACTCTGATCGAGTTAGTGGTTTCACTCTACCTTCGGGCACAAACCCCCCATCATTCCCTGGGTTGCTTGGGGTTGGTACAGCACACAACCTTATCAAGAATAGTCTTGAACCGGAAGGAACACCAGAGATAGATTTCTTTTCTTTCATCTTTGAGACTCTGCTAGGTTCCGCTGAGGAGTTGATAAACCGATCGTTCATCGCAACGTTTCGTACCTTCGAACGAATTATTGGAGGGTCAAATGGTGGCACGACCTTGACTTTGAGTGGGGTAGTTGGCGACTTCATTGTTGGCGAAACGGTTGATGACTTAACTACGGCAGAATCGGCTGTGGTAAACAAATGGACCCCCGCGACCAACACGTTAGTAATCATCCAAACCGATCCAGGTAATTTCAATGCAACCGATAGCATCCAAGGCCAAAGCTCAGGAGCGACCGCAACTGTAGCTACCGTTACATTACCGGCGTTCAATGATCGCAATCCTTCTGCTACTCCAAAAAGTGTATATAACACTATTCGGTCAGCCGTAAATTTGCTTGTCGGACCCATAAATTCCCTACCTAATATAGACGACAGCAATTACTTCGAAGCTCTAGAATTCATCACGAAGTTTGGTTTAGCCCAGACAATTTCTAGTCTAGCTAAAGAAGATTTGTATGCTCGTTTCTTATTCAATAATATCAATGGCACTGATGCACTGAAACAAGAAATTGTAAATCTCCTCGCAGAAGAGGACGAAGTTTCGTTAGAATCTAGTATTGCTTTAATTGGACCTGAAGGCGAGTTAATAGAACCATGATTATCACAGCACTTATATTAGCTGCTATCCCCCAGGCAACATGGCTAAATCTTGGTATCGGTGTCGGTACGATTCTTGGTGGTATATCCATTGGTTTCGTTATCAAGAAACTCAAGACATGGGTTGCTAAGATCAAAGATGGTAAGTCCAGAGATGACGAGTTAGGGGAAGAATCCATATCGTTACTGACAAACGGAAAGAACCATCAAGAAATTAATGAAGTGGTGAATGAGCTACGCAAAGTTCTGAGCGCCGAGCGGGCTCAGATTGGTCAGTTTCATAATGGTGGAGATTACTTGGATGGTAGCCCTGTCAAACGATTCTCAGTTTCCTACGAATCTTTTCAATCAGGTTCAGAACCGATGGCACCACAGATGCAGAGCGTCTTGTTGTCTCTATTCTGGGACGTTGTTCCAGTGTTGAGGGACAACAAAGCTATCGGTCGTTTGGTTTCTGAGCAGGCGGAAGGTTACTTCCGATCGCTGCTCGAAAACGGTACGGTCTACGCATTCGCCGCACTGCCTTTGAGGAAGTGGCACGCTAAAGTACGCAAGTCCCAGATCATCGGCTATGTTCTGGTCGAATGGGGAACTAAGGAAGATTTCGAAGCTCAATCAGAAGCACATATCCGATCCCAGCTACGCAGCACACGCACAGTCATAGAGTCACAATTGGCTCGTTAAGAATTGGATAAGCCATATACATATTGATAATGGAATCGCCTTGAGAGGACTGACGTGGCTATCAACACACCCGACGACATCAATGACCTGATGGGACTATTTGAGTCCGATGAGGGCATCACAACTCAGAACAACACCGGTGTAGGTGGGACTCCATCGGACGTGAATCTGTGGCGCAACCAAAAGCTGTTGCCCCCGCCACAAAATTTAATTCAATCCACAGACACTACTATGCCAGCGTTTCTGGCTAGCCCGACGCCGAATTTGTCACCTGCGGTTAGTTTCGACGGGCTGGACGACTTACTCAAGACGCTCACTGGTAACTTCTTTTTCTTGGCGTCTCACACCGTAGCGATGGTGGTGAAGTTCCCCCCGACGCTTCCGCTGGTCAACCCCGTGACTCTCGCTCATATAACCGGTGTTGTTCAAGGCGGCGAGGTCCTCCGGATCATGCCATCTGGTAATCTGGAACTTCAGAATGAGGCAGGCACTTCTATCGCTGCCAGCGCCACCGTCAATGTGGGATGGCAATTGGATACATGGTCGGTGGTTCTCTGGACAATCGACGCCTCATCACCCCCAAACCAAATGGCCGGTTTGCGTATAGACACGTTGTTAGCCAGCACCGGGTTTTTTCTTTTCCCAAATAACATCGCGGCACCCAATGGGTTTTCATTGGCGTCATTCGAAGATGGTACTGAATCAGCAGATATTGAAGTTGCTTCAGTCATCATGTATAAGAGAGTGTTGGACGGTACGGAGATCGAC